GCTGATGCCTGTGTTGTTGGGTTGTAAATCGCATACAGGGCCACAAAACCGCTTACTGGAGCTGTTCCGATATCCATCCCGCCAACGCCGACAGTTGCCAGGTTAATTGCCTTATTGAAGCTGCTAAGTTTGTACTGAAGCCCGCCCAAAGCAGTTTGCACAATCAGTTCATCTGCGGTGAATGTTACTGTTGCTGATGCAGCAGTAACGCTCATTTTCGCATTACGCGATGTTCCTATAACACCAGTTAGTTGTGGCAAGTGGGCGACATCACTTAAACCTAAATTTGTCAGAGCCGCCGATACTGCAGTAACTCCAGCTGCTTTAATTTCAGCCAGATTACTCGCGACTTTAAGGTATTTGGTGTTCGTTTCACTGCCAATAAGCAGCTTTATTGCTGCCAGCACCTGAGCGCGATCTGTTTTCTTTAACGTAATCCCCGCTGCCTCAACAAGTCCCGCCAGCTCTTCCTGCACGGCATCAAAGTAATCATCATCCAAAGCCGTGGCCGGTCCGCCAGTCTGTGGGTTACCACGGGTAAAGCCGTTCTTACCCGCGCCAAATTTATCAACCTGGGCGGTTGGGGTATCAATACGATGCATAAAGGGTTACTCCGGGTATAAGAAAGTCACATAGGTGTGTGAGGGGCAAAGTTTGTTAATGACGCATTCGGCAGTGGTATCGCCCCACGTTCTCAGGCTGTCGGTGCAGACAGAGGCGCAGGTCATGTCAGTTATCTGGGTGACATTCGGCATGTTGACCTGCCACCAGTAGCGCCACTCTTCTGCATAAAGCGAGTCAATACAGGTCGAGGTGCAACGAAAAACATCACTTTCAAACTGGGTAATAGTGGCATCCGGATAGCCCAATGCCGCCAGTTGTGCCAGATAAAACGCCTTATTAATCCCGCCAGTGACATTAATTTTTGCATCCAGTCGCTGCTGCCGCTGGGCTAGAGTCTGTACGCCGGGCGGGGCGCAAGAGTCCGGCAAGCCAGCTAATTGCTCATAGCGGTCAATCAACTCAGTGGTGGTGCGTGGGTCAATCTCTACCATCAAGCCATCCCCACGCCGATGGGCGCGAGAGTAAGACGGTGCAAGCCCCAGCAGTAGGGGATCATCCCCCTCCCATGCCGGGCCACGCGGCAGCAGGTTGGTTAATAACTGGCTATAACTGTCGGTTAAGTCCACGTTAGATCTCCCACAACGGGCAGCTCAGTCGCGGCCAGCGGTATATCATCGGTCGGGCTGACCAGAACGTGTTTATATTCGCCAGTCGCAATACTGATAGCCTCACTGATACGCGAGTGATCCAGTGTTCCACCCGGCACCCCATCACGCAGAAACAAGGCGCGCAACTCAGCAATGACCGCATAGCGCACTTCGGGTGTATCTGGCGTGAGGCGAATATGGAACGACACCACTTTTGCTACTGGCGCGAGAATATAGAGGCTGGCCCCCGCCACCGGAGCCAGCGGTAAGATGTGATCACGTGTAGCGGTGACCACGACGTTATCTGGGATGGGGTTTTCAAGATTACTGTTAGCTACCATCACGCCGACCGTGCCAGCCCCCATCCAGTGGCGATAAGTCCAGGCACGAGTGACGCCGGGCACCTCTTTAGCCCAGATAATGTAATCGCCATCAGCGCCACCCTGCGGGGTGTAATACCAGCGTTCGATTATTCGTGCTCGCCACTCGTCCACCGGCTCCACATCAGTACCGCCCTCGATGCTGTCAGCGGCAGCAGATGATGGCAGGCCGTTAATCGGTTGAGTCAGCACCATGCTGATACCATCGTCAGTATTACCTGCAGTGCCAGCAACAGAACAAATCACCGGTACCCGCAAAACGCCCGCAACAGCAGTCGCCACAGCGGTGGTGGTGTACTCTTGCAAATCATCACGTTGAATTACTCTGCCGGCAGGCACTTCAATACCGTTGGTGACGCCCTCCCAGCGTACAAAACCGGTCGCCGTTGCTGATTCCTTGCAGGGGCAGCGCTTCATATTGCCGTGGCGCGCTAACCAATCCTCATCACACTGATCCGGTAACAGGTTGCGGGCCAGATAGTCGATATCTACAGCGATGAATGCTCAATGGGAAAACCTTTTTAGATTTGCTTTACACACTGGAATGAGAAGTTCCGAATTATGCGCGATAAGGTGGCAAGACCTCGATCTCGTCGGCAATACAGCTCATGTAATAACGGCAAGTGTAGAGGGGGTAATCAAAGGGACTAAAACTAAAGCAGGTCGAAGAAAAATAGAATTAGACTCCGAAGCATTACTGGCAATCAAAAACCAGAAGCCCTTTACCTTTTTGCTAAATGAGTTTGTTTTTCATGATCCGAAAACGAATGAGGCTTGGGCCGGTGCTGATGCGATCAGAAAAAAAGCGTGGGTACCAACTTTGAAAAAGGCTGGCGTCCGGTACCGGAATCCCTATCAGACCAGACATACGTTTGCCACGATGCATATTAGCCAGGGTGCGAATTTATTCTGGTTAGCAGGACAGATGGGCCACAAGGGGCCGGAGATGCTTTTCAGGCATTACGGTTCGTTCCTGAAGGAATACAGTGGGATGACTGAGGAAGTACACCAAAGGAGCCGCACAGGATACGCGCCAGAAAAATAAACATTCCATAACAATAAGTTAGGGAATTACGGACGCGGGTTCAAATCCCCCCAGCCCACCAAATGTTAAACCGGTTATTACCAGATAAGTCCGGTGAAGTACGAAAAGCCCGCATCCCACTTAGGTTTGCGGGCTTTTTTGTGTCTGTAGTAGTCCGAGGAGATCCGCCTGAAACCGGCGTTTATTGGTATACGGTAAGATGTATACCAATTACAGGGAAGAATCTTGCATGGCGCGGACTACACGCCCCCTCACCCACACCGAAGTACAAAAAGCGAACGCCATCAATAAAGACCTTACCCTCCATGATGGTGATGGTTTATTTTTGTTAGTCAAAACTACTGGCAAAAAAGTTTGGCGTTTCCGTTATCAACTTCCCAACAGTAGTAAACGCACTATGATCAGCCTCGGCGCATAA